CGAGAATCATCTTGACACAATGCTTATCGACATGATACTGCGCGGCTACTGTAGGATTTTTATCTAAGTAAAAGATATTAATTTTGTTTACCTTTTAAATTCTTATATTCTAACCATACTAAGCCAATCATTGTACTTAATATAACTAATGCACATACTATCGTTTCACCTACTACGGTTGTTAATGCTACTAACGCCCATAGTACAAATACGAATGCACCAAAGAAACCTAATACTGATTTAATTGCTTGCCATAATAACTGTTTATTTTTGTTCATTTTGAATCTCCATAATTAAGTTGAAAAATATTGTCTTGTTCGAGGTCTTGTGATTCCACTACTTCAACCATAAGTTCTCCTTCGTCGTTATAGTACTCGACTTGGAACTTCCAGTCTTGGAGTGGTGTTACTTGCAGGACTTTTGCTTTATAAGTCCCGTGTTTTGAGTGACGGTTGATAATGTACATGATCTAATAACCACCTTTTCATTTTCAAATTACCACGTTCTTGCAGCTTATAGGCTTCTAATTCCCACGGCTGTTTTCTATATATGTATCTATGCTTATCGCCTTCCCAGCTAAAATATTTAGTACGAACATTATATTTTAACTGGCCAGATATAAATTGCCTGGCATGGACTAGCTCATGAGCTATAGTCTTACATATGTTGCTTCCTATTAACTTAGAATTCAAGTCAATACGAATATCGTCATCAGGTTCAACATCACAGCTGCCTAGCATATCTTCAGCTTTATAGTTCTTATAGTGAAAGTTGAATTTGATGTCTTTTGTTTTCTTTGGATACTTCTTTTTTATATCCTTGATTAGAGTCTTTTCTGCTGCGATGGCAGCTTTTACGTAAGTTCTCAATGCTCTGTTGGATGACTGTGATACGGCTGGCGAACAGTATACCGATATAGTATCGGATTCGTAAAGTAGAATTTGCCTAATCATACTAGTATTATACAACAATCTCCAATTAAAGTAAACGACTTTATAAGTTGTTGATTCGTATAGCAAATGATATTTAACTGGGTGCACCAGGATTCACAATCAAAGAAACATACAGTTTCCTATTATATTTATCTAAACTAGTTACCTTGTGCTTCCGGTGGAATAAAACCGGCTGATTCTACTAGTTTACGAGTGATTTTCTTATACTTCTTATGAAGCTTCTGATCCTTGATAGCAATAATAAGCTGAGCCTCAGTAGGATGTACTGATTCTAATAGTGATATGAATAAAGCTTCTCGTTTAATAGGCTTTAAGTCCTTACGAGTAAATACATAAAACCGTCTAAGCTCTTGCGTGAGGATAGCTGGACTCATACCGATTGGGGCAGCATCTGGTCTAAAAGGAGGTTCGTCTTCAGGTAGAACAAATTTCTTCTCTGGTAAGAAAGCATATTCAAATATGATCTTGAGAGCTGAATTACCTCTATACTTAGTTTCTAATAGTTTTGGATCTGCATTAATCTCGTCAAGCATTTCTGGTAAAAATCTAACTGCCATTTTAGAAGTCCTCTATTTCGTCGAGTAATAATCGACATTGGTTTTTTATCAAATAGTTCATAATAGAATTTTTATCACCCTTAGGTTTAGTATTCTCATAAGTATATATAATCATTTTATAAAGACTTTCAGGAATAGAATCAAAATTTACTAGTTCTTGATTTCTCTGATAGTTTCTTTTCTCAGTATCGTTCTTACAAGCTTCAATTCCTTTTTCAAAGAATTCAGGTAAACGTTTAGATGAGAATGGTTTTTGACGTTCTCCACTGACAAATACATCATCACTTGATAGGATATTTGGGATACCGTCTCCAGAATCTCCCTTAACGATGTGAGTAATGGTATACTCATGAACTTCTTTTTTATTCGCCTCGACAAATTTCTTTTGCATCGGTGACCACTGGCGAACGTTATCATTCCGTTGTAGTTGAATAAAGTCTTTATCAGAAGAGACAATCAGGATCTTCTGTGGTGTTTGAAATAATCCTTCTTGGACTAACATATTAGTCTGAGACCAATTAGTCAAACACGCTATAATATCATCAGCTTCTGCTGATTCAACATTAATAACTTTATATGGAAAGTTATCGATAAGATCTTGACGTAATTCAGATAAAGTATCAAATATAAGAGACCAATTAAGATCAGATTTCTCACGATTTACTTTACGCATTGCTTTATAATGTGGGAATACTGTTCTTCGCCAGTAATTCTGACCATCACATGCAATAACTATCTCACCATATTCTTTACCATACTTCTTTGCGTATGATTTAATAGTGGCAAGTGTTGTATGTCTAATTAAGTTTTTAATTTCCGATTCAGATGATTTCTTCAGATCATCTTGAAACGGCATGATATTGCTTAAAGCGATTTGACTATAGTCTAGGATAATCATTTGAATGCTCCTATTAGGATCATATCACCGTTAATTCTACCATATGGCTGGGCAGATTTTGCCTTGATCTGTTTGATAGCAAAGTTTAATGCTCGTTTACCGATCTCAGTATTCTTAAAGAATTCTTCTGGTTTACGAAGAGTCTTAGAATCAGATCGACCAATATCATAATTAATAATTGTAGTACCTTTGACTGATAGAGTTTCCCCATCTGCAGATGTATAGTTAATCAATTTACGATTCTTTGTATTGTAAACCCATAACTGATCTGCTCCAACGATATTTGCCGGATCGATAGATTTGAGATTAAGTTCTACAAGTTCTCTCATGTACTTAAGTTTCTTAACGATAACTGCTGGTGGTTTTGCTTTAACTACTCTAGGTTTCTTAGCAGTAATCTGATGTTGAGCACAACCATCTACAATACCTTGAATAAAGTCTCTAAATTTCTTAAGTTCAGGCTTTGTGAAGTAGCTATAACCCTCAACGAGTTGTTCATCTTCACCTTTGATAGCTTCTTCAACCTCATCTAGCGTATTCTTATAGTATTCACCGATTCGTTTAGCAACGGCACCAGCAATATTATTACTTAATAGATGAGCCTTGATATTAAAGTCAGATGATTTTGTCTTGACGAACTTGTCAATAGCATAATCGATCTCTTCTGAGTTCGTTCTTGCAGCTTCTATAATACGCTGTTCGATTGAAATCACTGGAGCCTTTGGTTTATCTTCAACAACAATAGGTGTATTGTATCTATTATAGATATTATTCATCTTTTGCTTCATTTCTGACTGATGAATGTTAGATAAGAATCCACCGTTATTAAGAATTAATACTAAAGATCCTAATGAAAGTAATTCATAATCAGGTACGTTATTAGCAAATATTTCATACATGTTCTTATATGAAGCATCTTCTTTAGATAACTTTTTAAGATGATTTCTTACTGCATTTGCTCTTGCAGTATTCTCAGCGTTCGTGTTATAGTAACCAAGAGCTACCATTAATGATAGTTTATAATTCTCTTCTGTAACTACTGGAGCTCCGTCGCCTTTGCCTTTAGCAATAGCTTGTGCTTTCCATGCTTCTGTAACTTTAGGTTTTTTTGCCATGATTTCCTCAAATTTAATTTGACATAGTCATTATAACATATATTCAAATTAAAGTAAACTAATTTAAGAAGCAGGATTTTCGTTAGTTGTTACAGTTTGGTATAGATCTTCGAACTCTTCGTTCAAAGCAACTTCTTGATCGAAGTTTTGTTTGTGATAAACCTTAATGATCTTGCTAAGAGTTTTCTTAGGGATCTTATATGTCTCGTAGAGATTGTCGATAATCTCTTTGATGAGATCTTTTTCAGCATCGATTCGAAGCATTGAATCACTTGCTTCTTGAACAGCACCACGAATCTGCTTTTTGTCTTCGTCTAATAATTGCATTTTATAGTCCTTCTACTTTAATGATTGAATCCCAACGGAATGATCTCCATTCACGTTTGTCAAGATCGAAAACTCGAGCAACATCATTACTTAAAACACGTGGTTTTTTACCTTCTTCAGGTTCAACATGTTTAGGTCTTTTGTCTTCTGGGATTTTTGCTTCAGATAAGGTACAAAGCATTTCGCGTTGTGTACCATCTTTTTTGGTAAATACTACAGTAAGATTAGTCTCATGTAGTTTCTTTTTGAAATTTTCTTGTACATCGGTTAATTTAAAGTCTAACATAATTATTACTCCTTTATCAATTTACAGGTACATTATATCATAAAACCGAATTAATGTAAAATGATTTATTGGTGGGTGGAGTAGGATTCGAACCTACACATCCAGAGGAAACGGATTTACAGTCCGCCGCGATTCACCGTCTTCGCAGTCCACCCTAAAATTGGTACACCCACGGAGAATCGAACTCCGATTACCAGGATGAAAACCTGGTGTCCTAACCGTTAGACGATGGGTGCATGGTATACCGTATATCACATCAAGGTCGGCTCCGACGGTATAAGCGGAATGCATGATGCTTTCTTTTATATTAAGAGCACTGATACACGTTTAAGACGTTTTAAGTCTCCTAGACTTGGATTTGGACCTCAGCATGTCCACTCACCGTTTCAGGCTTCAACTCCTCTAGGCTGGTGATCTCCCTTATCAGTTAGGGTTGCTTACTCTTTCGCTCGCGCTCTTAATAAAGTGCACTAGGTAATATAGGTACCCTTAGTTTGACCTATCTAATGCACTTTTGGGAGGGCTCTCTGGACCTACCGGTGCACCAGTAGATTGACCCGTCGGAAGCAGCGCCCTGCGGTGTCCGCATATATTTTATTGATTGGCTGAAAGCTCTCCCAAAACTTTATTTATCTTTATTTATAGAGATTATACTATAAAATAGAATTAATGTACAATTAAATATTTTTAGATTGAAAGAAGGCATCATAAACTAATTCAGGAGCTTCTTTATTCTTACCACCAATATGCCATGAATAAGTTCCCATTGGAGTTTCATCAAATTCCTTCCAATCATAGATAGTAACTAATGAACCTTCGATCCATAAACACCATTCGCATGTAACTTTACCAGGCTCATTTGGACCAATATTAGGTTGACCAAAAACTTTTACTAGTTCGTCATACGTAGCTTCGATATGACCTTGAAGAGAAGTACCAGTTGCATCAGGTGCTCTAGTAATTACCATTCTATTTTCTGGATTTTCTTGATCGATTAAAGAATTTTTAAGTTTACCCATGGTTTTCTCCTAGTATTGAACAGTTTCACCAGTGAAGATGTCTACTACTTCTTCGTCACCGAAAGCAGCCATGATTTCGAATTTTTCTTCTTCGGTATAACCATACTTTTGACGGCTTAAAACATAATTTCTGATAGCGATTGAATCTTCATGCTTACGCATTGCGATGCTGTTGTCAACAATTAGTTGATCGATATAACCAGCTTCTAAGAATTGGTTTAACATATCTTCAAAAGGAACATTATTACTTGAGTTCCAACGAACTACAGGACCAAAGTCTGAGTTAGTTTCATCGATATGGAAGTCTTTTTGGTTGTATGCTGTATTCATTTAATCTCTCCTTTAATTGAATTACTGTAAGAACATTATATCCTAAATAGGAATTAATGTAAACAAGTATTTCACTTATTTTTAATAATTTTGAGCAATAAATTCAGCTTCTGGCACCCTGGTATGGGTATTGAGACTTCCCAAGACGACCACGGTTCGATAACCTCGGTCTGTTGATAGATACATTACTATACATCCGCCAGCTCGCCGTGTCCACCCGGTTTTACTGACCAGTATATCCTGTCTAGTACCTATAAGAGGATTGGTATTCTTAAAGAATATCCATTTCTTTCTGATTTTTACTTCTACACCTGATTTTGAGGATGCTGCTATGATTTCTGGATACTTTGTTGATTCTTTAACTAGTTTAATCAACTCTTCAGCAGTACTCTTATTCCTTGGATCTAGACCAGTCGGATCATAGACTTTACTATGAACCATTCCAAGTTCTTGCATTTTATTATTCATTCTATTAATACAAGACTTATATCCACCTGGATATGAATCACATAATAAAGTTGCCGCTGGATTATTACTTCTTACCATAGCCATATTAAGTAATTCATGCCTAGATATAGAACCAAAAGCTTCTGTCTTGATATCTTCTTGCATATCAACACCAGATTCTAGTATAACTATTGCTGTAAGGAGTTTTGTAATTGATGCGATAGGACGAACATGATCAGTATGATCGCCATCAATGATCTTACCGTTCTGATCTGCTATTAACCACGATTTTGCGGTTAAATCATCAGCGTAGCAATTAAATGCTAATAGAAGTAAAACTATGAATCGCATTACTTGCTTGTTGCGTGATAGGTACCATCCCAATTTGCTGGGAGACCTTGATCCATTCTTTCTATCATCTTATGATAGTAATCTTTAATAGTAACGTTATCATCATCGATAAGTTCTTGTGCCCATTCTATAGCGCGTTTCCAGTTACCACGTTGATATTCTTTACGATATTCTTCGTGTTTGTGTTTGATAGTTTTACCGACTGTATAGATATCTAATCCAACTGTCTTACCTTTAACTGCAATGTTATCTAACCACACTACATCAAAGTCGTCTTTAACTGCTTCAGCAGTATCAGGTCCAAGAATCATTAATACTCCATATGATTTTGTCTGACTCTCTAATCGAGCGGCTACTGAGACTGGATCACCTAGCACATCATAACCCATCTTACCTTCAGATCCAATATTACCTACTAGGATTTGACCAGTGTTAACACCTGCTCCCATACCAACTGGAGGTTTACCAATAGATTCTAAATGCTTGTTAAACTCTTCCACTGCTTCTATCATCTCTAATGTCGTCTTAACTGCATGATATGCATGTTTGTCATCATCAAGCGGAGCTCCATGGATATGTAGTGATGCGTCACCAATAAACTTAATCAAGCAACCATCATTCTTAAATACTGGTTGAGCGATCGCTGTCATATATTGATTCATAATTGCAGTAAAACCTTCAACATCTGCACCGTACTTCTCACCGAGTCCAGTAAAGTTACGCATGTCAGTCATGACTGCGGTTAACATCTTCTCTTCACCACCGAGTTTAATTAAATCAGGATTCTTTTGTAAACGTTCTACGATGATAGGACTTACATAAGAACCAAATTGTTTCTTGATCTGTAATTTCTGATTGAGTTCGCTTATAAACTTAACAGTATATGAATGAGCATATACAAGACCCAAAGCGAGAATAGGAAACACAGCATCCACCAGATAGCCGTAAGTAGTAAAGGCAAAATGAGAAGCATAATATAAAAGGCCAATAAGCCCAATAATAGGGACAATAGCATATTTCCACCTTGATAAAAAGATTATTAAAATTGATAGTACAACTACAGTTAACATCTCAGCTCCATCTGCCCAATCAGGACGGGAGATGTTAGTGCCAGACATTAATGTGTCTAATACAGAAGCTTGTACGTAATGAGGAAAGACTGCTCCTCTAGGTGTCGCCACTGGGTTATTGAGTCCGCGTGCTGATAACCCAACGATGACGATACCTCCATTGAAGGATTTGGGTAATCCCACAAGACTGTGTTCAATCGGAGTGGAACTCCAGTCAACCCATATTCTACCCATTGGGTCTGTGACAACCTTGGCGAAGCTAGGTATTCTAACTGCCTCGATACCAAGTTGATTTGATTTGACTTGGAAACTTGGATCTCCGACAGCAACACGCATGGTTTCGAGGGATATGCTAGGGTACAATTGGCCTTCGCTTGCAACGACCATAGGGATACGACGAACAACACCATCAATTTCAGGTAATACATTTACAACTCCTATTCCAGCTCCACGGCTGTTAAAAGATTCTATATTGGCTTGAATACCAGGATAATTTACTGCAAAATCAGATGCTTTACCACCGATCTCTGATACTCCTGGTCTAAATGCACCAGGCTTTTGTTTATCTGAAGTTGCTACTTGTGGTAATACTACAGGATGGCGAGTGAGGGTATCAGCCAGTCCAGAATCTTTTCCAAACCTGTCATTATCAGGCATAAAAAGATTAAACACGACAAGACCA